GTTCTGATACACTGACATTCTTTCTTATTCACGGTAGGCTCCAATATAAGTAATAGACGACATGTCTATCTCTATTATCCTTATACCAAGAACTGTGATAATAGTCTAAAATATATAGACAGTATTATAGCATTAGATTATAATACCTCAAATTTAAATAGGTCACTACTCAATTATGTCTGATATAGCCTCCTCAGTATACCCGAACGCACAAGGCGGAGCCACTCAAGCTGCTAACCCTTGGTTTCAAATAAGTAACCAATTCCTCCCTAGGAACTTAAAGGACACCATACGGTGGAGTAAATACATAATCGTCCAGTCTCCAATTATTGCAGAGACTATGCGTAAGTATGCTACTTACCCTATAACCAACTTAACTATAGACACAACTAATAAGGCACTTAAGGCTAAGTATGAGCACCTACTTAAAAGTCTTAGACTGAAAGAGTCTCTAATGAACATTGGCTTTGAGTACTTTACTCAAGGTAATAGTTTCATTTCTTTGTATACGCCAATCCTACGGATGCTAACTTGCCCTAGTTGTAAAGTGACTACAGCAGCTAGGTCAGCTACACATCTAGCCTTTAAGAAGTACGCCTTCGTAGGTGACTGTAAGTTGTGCAAGGCTAAAAACCAGACCTTTACTAGGACTGACGAAAAGTCCTTAAACATAGACGACATGAATGTCATACTGTGGGACCCATTGTGTATCGTAGTAAACCACAACCCTATAACTGGAGAGAAAGAGTATTATTACAAGATACCTCAATCCTTGAAAAACAAGATAGCGGCTGGAGACAGATTACTAGTAGACACCTTACCTTGGAACTTCATAGAAGCTGCAAAAGCTAACCAAGACTTTAAGTTCGATAAGGATAGCATATATCACTTAATGAATATGACTACAGGTGCTTCAGTAGAGGGGGTAGCAGTACCGCCTATCCTTTCATTATATAGTCTAGTATTTTACCAAGCTACTCTACGTAAAGCTAATGAGGCCGTGTCGGCTGAGTACTTAAATCCTTTGAGAGTAGTGTTCCCTCAGGCGCAGTCTGCTAACTCAGATCCAGTAGTCGCTATGTCTATGCGTAACTTCGTAGGTAATATGAAAGACGCCTTCATTAGGCATAAAACAGACCCTAATCATATAGCCTTCGCCCCAGTACCAGTAGGGTACCAGGCTATAGGTGGAGAAGGTAAAGCTTTGCTAGTATCTCAAGAGATACAGCAAGCAGAAGAGACTATCTTATTGGCATTAGGAGTATCTAGAGAATTACTATCTGGTAGCACTAATTGGAATTCTACTTCTATAGGGTTGAGGATGATGGACTCCTTGCTCACCGGTTACACTAGTCGTATGGGGGACTTGATAGATTGGATTACTAATAAGTCCGCTGCATATTTGAATATTGATCCCGTAGACATTAAGTTAGTACCCTTCAAACTGGTAGATGACGACAACTTTAAGACTATGCTGTCAGGTCTAGCCCAGGCAGGTAAAGCATCTTACGGAACATTATACTCGGAGATCGGCCTAGACTACCAAAAAGAACAAGACAAAGTTAAGGCAGAGAGCGTACAAGCAGCTAAGTTGCAAGTAGAAACTACGTATGAAGTAGAGCAAGCTCAATTTATGGCTAGCAGGGATGTGTCTGAGAATATGAGTGAAAATGAGGAGTATAAGTCAGCCGTTCAGAAAGCTCAAGGTATGGCTGAGCAACTAACGCAAGTAGACGAGGGCACTAAACGGTCATTCTTAAACAAACTGAAACTAACTGACTATGGGCAGTACTTGATGGTGTCTAAACTATTAGATGACTATAACAAGTCTCAACAACATCAAGTAGAGAACCAGAATGGAGTTAATCAAGTAGCGAGCGACCAAGTACAAGCAGGTAACACCTCTGCTACACCAACAGCACCAGACGCACCAGGAGAATAAATATGCTTTCAGATGATATCGAGGTAGGCACTCTGCCTACTATAGGAAAAGGTAGTAAGGTTAACCCTTATGCTAACTATAGTGTTAAGTACTTCAAGGCTAGTATGGACGAGCCTGGAGATATGTTGGAGCTATCTCAAATAGAAACGAAGGCTATCAGGGGGTCGCATGAGAAGCCTTCCGAGGCAGAGATTGTACTACTGGACAAAGACAAATTTACATTCATGGACAAGTACTTCATTATTGTCAAATACTTAGAGAAGATCGTTTAACATGCCTACAGATAGAAAACTCCTAACACCAATATTTTCAGATCCTAAAAATATCAATGATAAGGCTGACGCCGTATTGGTTAAGTCCTTACAGTCAATGTTTCCGGTTGAAAATAAGAACTACATATTAGAAGTGTCCAACGTCCACGCCGAGAGGAAGGATTTCAGCATGGAGGATGAGAAGGACGCTATTCTAAGGTCCAAGTCTATGCTTTATCCTATTCGAGGAGACTTGACTTTAACGTCTAAGGCTACTGGGAAAGTAGTTGACACACAGCGTAACTTTAACCTTATGGACTCTTTCCATATTACGGACAAGCATACCTTAATGTATAAGGGGTCCTCTTACGCCATAGCTAATCAACTACAGTTGTTACCTGGAGTGTACACTCGTACTAGAGAGAATACCGGAGAACTGGAAGCGCACGTTAATACTGGTAAAGGAGCTAGTTTTAGAATAGTACTAGACCCACGTACTAAAGCTTTCTATTTAGAGGTAGGGTCTACTCATACTCCTATTGGCCCACTACTAAAAGATGTGTTTAAAGTAAGTGAGGCAGAGGCTATTAAATATATGCCTAAAGACGTGTGGCAAGCTAACGTAGACCTCTCCTCTGGTAATGAGGACAAGATCATACGTAGCCTGTACTCTAGAATGGTGTACACTAAAAATCCAGCCTCCACTATAGCAGAGATGAGTGAGGCGTTAAAGAAATCCTTAGAGGAGTCTACTCTGTCAGAGAGTACTACGAAGGCTACTTTAGGTAAGTCTTTTACTGGAATTACTAAGGAGTGTGTTCTAAGCACTTTGCGCAATTTAGTACAAGTACATTCTAGAGACAGGGTAGAGGATAATAGGGACTCTTTACAATTTAAAAAAGTACAGAACCTACCAGACTATCTGGCTACTAGATTTGATAAAGGCCATGACAGTGTTCGTAGGGTTAAAAATAAGATGGCTTTTGGTCTTGAGAGGATAGACTCGAATAAGCCTCTAATATCTCAAGCCATGCCAGTGAAGCCTTTTAGCAAAGTGTACACTTCGTACCTACAAAGCTCTTCTTTGATAGCTACCCCTCAAGAAACTAATCCACTAGAGAGCCTAGAGAACGTAGGCAAGGTAACCGTACTAGGTCCTGACGAGGGTGGTATCGCAGAAGAGAGAGGCGTTCCTATGGGGGCCAGGAATATTGACCCGTCCCATTTGGGTATAATTGACCCGTCTCGTACTCCAGAATCTGGTCATGCTGGTATTGACCAAAGGTTTACTATGAGTGCGTATAGAGATGACAAAGGTACTCTGCACACACCGGTTATTGACCTGAAAGGTAATACGGTATTCCTATCAGTAGGTGAGATGATGAGTTCTGTTATTGGTTTCGCAGATAAGAAGAATAGTAAAGAACCCAGTGTAGAGGCCCAGGTATATGGAGAGCTACGGAACGTCGACAGGTCTAAGGTACAGTACTGGCTGCCTCACTCGACTAACATGTACACGGTAACTACTAATCTAGTGCCCTTCCTTAACTCTAATCACCCAGGCCGTTTAACTATGGCGGGTAAAGCCTTGCCTCAAGCCTTATCTTTAGTTAACAGAGAATCCCCATTAGTTCAGACCGTTAACGCACAAGGCGTACCCTTCGTTAAGAAGTGGGGGGCTCTTACTAGTACTCATACTAAGGTTGACGGAGTAGTGACTAGAGTTACTCCTGATGAAATACACGTCAAAGACGCTGAAGGTAACGTCCACAAAACCAACGCTATACGTAACTTACCTTTTAATATGAAGGGTTTTCAAGACGATGAGACTCCACTGGTTAAGGTAGGGGACTCAGTGAAAAAGTATGACATGCTGTATGATAACAACTACACTAAAGATGGCTGCATGTCTCTAGGTAAAAACTTGACCGTAGCGTACTTACCTTATAAGGGGTACAACCACGAAGACGGTATGGTAATATCCGAGGGGGCGGCTAAGAGTTTAAGCTCAGCACACTTATATAAGGTTGACTATGAAGTTAGCCCTAACACTGTAGCCCGTAAGGTTCTATTGAAGAGATACTTCCCTGGAAAGTTCACTACGGACCAATTGAACAAACTTGACGACTTTGGATACCCTAGAAAGGGAGTCGTAATGGAGTACGGGGACCCGGTGTATGCCGTGTTAGAGAAACGAGAAATATCCCCAGAAGACAAGATGTTAGGCAGGTTGCATAAGAGTTTGGTGAACCCGTATAGACTGGCGTCTGAGCCGTGGAGCCACCCAGAGAAGGGAGAGGTTACTGACGCGCACACTACCAGTAAAGA